GCCTCAGTGGCCTCGCCCATGGCGATACGGATACGGGCCTCGCCCAGCTTGAGGGCATCATCCGCGGCCTTCGCTCGGGCCTTTAACTCCTGGTAGTCGGCAATCACGTCCTCCACATCATCGATGTCTGCCGTGACAGTGGAATCCGCCTTGGCGTGGGCGGCCTTGATGATGTCCAACGTCGACCCGTCCGTCGGTTCCGGCAGCACACCCGCTTGGATGTCCTCCCACAAATCCTCCGCCAAACCGACGAGCTGGTCGATCACGTACGGGTCACGGTCGACCCATTCGAACTCGAGACGGCGGATGCTGTCGTCGGTGTCGTCGATCACAGCCACCGCAATCAAACACCGTTGCATCCCCGTGACATGCATCTGCCAGGCGACTTGAGCGCGGTAGTAATCCCACGGGGCCCGGGCGTAAAGACCGCGGGTCTTGATCTCGAGGAGTGCGTCGACCTCGCCCACGGTGGCCTCGGGTTGGGTGTGAAGGAACCCGTCGATGGTGGCCCGGTGGTGTGGCCGGTCGGGGTGTTCCCACCAGCCTTGCTCGCCGATGACGTGGAGCCCGTGAGTGGTGAGAAGCACATCGGCGATGGGGTGTTCCCACCGGTGGCCACGGTCGGCTACGGCTGTGTTGATCGTGTCGCCGTAGACAATGCCGAGCTTGTCTGCTGCCACGGCGACAGGGCCGCCGTAGAGGCCCGTGGCGGCCTTCGCGATGTCGGAAGCCCCAAGGCCCCCCTTCCGCCACGCGTGCCACTTGTCGAGGTTGCGTGGGTCGCTCATGATGTCTCCCTTGGTGTGAGTCGGTGGATGCACCGCCACTTGTCGTCAGCCCAGTGGTCGACCGCAGTCCACGCAACAGGCGAGTGGACGCTGTCGACGATGGAGCGGGCCAATGCAAGCGCGGCGCCCTCGGTCTGGCGGTAATGGTCTAAAAGTTCGTTCCCGGCCGACCTCACCCGGTACCGGTGGGCGGTCATGACGCGATCCGCTCGGCCCAGGTCATCAACCACAACACGACACCGGCCGCGGCCATGGCAAACAGGAGAGCGACGTAAACAGCTCGCTCGGTCACTCGTTCCGGGTCACTGGTGTCGTTGTCTGCCATACCCCCGACAGTAAGCTAGAAACTAGCCGATCGTCAAGGGATTAAACACCGTTGACGGGACAAACCAAGGGGCCGCGAACCCCGCGCCCCTCCCCCGGGGGGAAAAAGGAGGAACACAAGATCCGCAGCCCAGAACTACACAACCAAACCGACCCTCACCAAGCCATGTTGTACCTCACGCACGTGCTGTAACCGGAACCACGACACATCCAAAACCACGTCTTACCCGTCCACTGGTAATACATGTTCTTCGGAATCGTCGACCCAGTCCACCCCACATAGTCACACGTCGACGAACTCCACGAATTCGAACACATCCGCCCATACACCGCGTAACCATCGGTCAAACGATCTTGAACCTGGATACGAACCGTGACCCCCGACAAACTGGCCCCACCACACCCCCACGACGCGTAAGTGTTAACAGGGCTGACGGTGCACTGCACCAGGTGAGACGCCCCAACCTGTTCAGGCCCCGAAACCGGCGAAACCGGAGCAGGGATGACCCCCACCGCCGCGCCAACCAAGGCAACGGCCACCGCCAAAGCCACAAACGTAGTCCTCATCTTCACATGTCCTTTCGTCGCCGCTCGAATAGTCAAACCCGGGGCCCGCGGCGAAACCCAACGGTTCACAAACCGCCGCCGGCCCGACCGGGCCCGAGCGACAGGACCCCACTAGTGACCCGCCCTGGACAGCGTTACAAGACAAGTCGTGTGTCGGGCCGACGGCAGAAGTTCGGGCGGGCCCTCACCTCGAGCGGACACTACGCGCCCGCCCTGGGCGTGGAGAGCGGACCCGCCCGAGATCATGGCTTCACGTGGTAATCAGGAAACCAACCGTAAAGCGAATGACGAGACACCTCCACGCCGGCCATCTCAACCACTTCGGCCCGAATACGAGCCCAAGAGCGACCGACAGCCCGGCGAGCGGCGACAAGACTTTCGAGGTCGTCAAACTCGCCCGTTTCGCGGATGATGCGGTCAATCAGCTGGTGGGTGGCCGTTCGTGCCATACCCCCACCCTAAGGTAGGAAGTATCGAAACGTCAAGTATCTATCTATTGGCCTGCCGAATCCGCCGCCTCCAGAGTCGACGGAGACAACCGCCCATTCCGACGCAACCAACCCACCACCGCAGCCACACCAGCCGTCACCACAGCCACCACAACCGCATCCACAGTGACACCCTGATCCTGAACGGCCTGCACCACCGCAGCCACCACCAAAGCCGCCACAGACGCCGCCGACACCTTCCGCTCCACAACAAACCTCCTCACCTCAACACCTTCCGAGCCACAACAGCAATCGAACCAGTCCCAATACCACCCAACACCCAATACACCGACTCAGACACCGGAACAGGCGACCTCGAATCCAACCAAACCACCATCACAATCGCACCAATCGCAACAACCGGCACGACCAACCCCGACAAACCCGCCCCACCACTACTCCCCCCCTCTAAATCCCCCACCACCAAACCCCAAACCACCCGATATCAACCACAACTCCAACCACGCCCCACAAACCACACCAGCCAAAAAACACAACAACTCAATCACATCGACCACCACCACAACAACCCACCAATCACACCCACCACCACCAACAACGCCACCGTGATCGCCACATCCAACGCACGCAACCGCCGGCGATGCCGCTCAACCAACCCAACCACCTTCGCATCCACCCACAAATGACCCCCAACCACACGACCAGACTCACCAACCACCCCCCAAACTTACACCACCAGTGACCGGCCACTACACTCCGTGACACACCTCAACCAAACCCACACCACGCGAAACCACCACCCATGGCCAAACGACTCCCCCCCCAAGAAATCGAAACCCGCCGACAAAAAGCCCTCGACCTCCGCAAACAAGGAACCCACTGGATCGACATCGCCACCCAGCTCGGCTACTCGAGCCCCGGCCACGCCTGCGGGGACGTCATGCGAGCCCTGGCTCGAATGCGCGAAGCGACCGGCGAAGCCGTAGCCGAATGGCGAGACACCGAGATCCGCAAGCTCGACGAGTACGAGGCGATCACGATGGAAGCCCTAGCAGCGAAGGGTGTACACGTGTCCGTAGATCGGGACGGGAACGTGCACGTTACAGAGATCGACGATCCTGACCAAGTGTTGAAGGGTGTGGATCGTCTGGTGAAGATCGCTCAGCGGCGCGCGTCTCTGTTGGGGTTGGACGCGCCGGCGAAGGTGGAAACGTCGGGGACGGTCAGGTACACCGTTGCTGGAGTGGACATGTCCAAGCTCAGCTAGAAGGCCGCCACCATGGTTGGAGGACGCGGCGCAGTTCGTCCGCCGATGCGTTGTCGATGTCCATCAGAATGCCTCGGCTAACCACTCATGGATTGCGGGCTCGCATCATGTCGATGCCTTCGTTTCCGGCTGATAGCTGTCCGGCCACACCGTGTGCTCATTCCAAAGGGCGCCCCAGAGGTCGGCGCCCCAGAGGTTGGCGCCCCTGAGGTTGGCGTCCCGGAGGTCGGCGTACCTGAGGTTGGCGCCCCTGAGGTTGGCGCCCCTGAGGTCGGCGCCCCCGAGGACGGCGCCCCCGAGGTTGGCGTACCTGAGGTTGGCGCCCCCGAGGTCGGCGTCCCCGAGGTCGGCGCCCCTGAGGTCGGCGCCCCCGAGGTCGGCGCCCCCGAGGACGGCGCCCCCGAGGTCGGCGCCCCAAAGGTTGGCGTACCTGAGGTTGGCGCGTTGGCCGGTGGAGTTGTCGGCCAGCCATCGGGCGTGGCTGTCCAACACCAATTGGATCATCTTGTCGGTAAATCCAGTCATTTGAAATGTCTTCCATCCATATAACCAACTACGTTGGCGAAGAGTATGAGGGCGCACCAAATGGCCGCTTGCCATCCGGATTGGCTAGTGACGGTCAGCCCGAGGTATACCGGGATGACGACACCGACCATAGACATGGTTAGCCGGGTGGCGATCATCAGAACGCCTCCAAATAGTCCCGCTCGCTCGGTGTGAGCGTGCGGACTCGTTCGATGGTGACAGCCTTTACGGCCGGCCACGGAAAGAACCTGCGGGACAGGAGCCAACCGCCCTGCCCGTCGTCGCCGGGCAACTGGACGGTGGCGAACAGGCCGTGAGCGGTTTCGTGCATGTCGACGGCGTGGAAGGACACGTGGAAGTCCTCGCCCAGTTGGGTGGAGGCGGTGGCCTGGTCGAGGTCGACGCATTCGAACACGGTGGCGGTCATCGCGGGTAGCTTTCCGGGACGATGAACCCGAACGAACGGAGCATGACCTTTTCCCATGTGATTCCGTTGGCTACGTGGTCGAGGAACATCCTGTGAGTTTCGGTGGGCTCGAGTATCCCGTCGGCTTCGTCCTCTAGTAGGACTTCGGCTAGGCAGCGGCGGGAAAGAACGGGGAGGGCGTGGACGAGGGGTTCGATTGCGGCCCAGCCTGCGTCATCTTCCATTTTCTTTAGGAGGTTGAGTGTTGTCCGGGTTTGGTTGGTGAGGGTTTCGGGGGTGCTTGTCTCGCTCATGTAGCTATTATCCAGCATTCTTGCTGTGGAGTCAACAACGGAGGTACAATCACCCAATGGCCATATACCCCCCCAACCGACCAGCCCCCCCGTTCCCCGACACTTGGGCCGACGGTGACCACGGCTGAGGTTGAGCACACCTTCGCCCCCCGAGGCGCCGCCCGCTCCATCTTCGAATGCCAAGACCCCGAAATCCTCCTCGGCGGCCCAGCCGGCACCGGCAAATCACGGGCCGCCCTCGAGAAACTCCACCTCCTCGCTCTCTGCAACCCAGGATTCAAAGGACTCATCATCCGCAAAACCCGGGCCTCGCTCGCCGCCACCGCACTCCAAACGTGGCGGCGGTTCGTCATCCCCGAAGCCGAGAACGCTGGGATCGTCCGCTACTTCGGCGGATCCGACAAAGAACCAGCCGGGTTCTACTACTCGAACGGCAGCATGGTCGGCATCGGCGGCATGGACAAACCCACCAAAATCATGTCCTCCGAGTGGGACGTCTGTTTCGTCCAAGAGGCCGTCGAACTTACCGAGAACGACTGGGAGTCGATCTCCACCAGGCTCCGCAACCAACGCATCAGCTTTCAGCAGATCATCGGGGACACCAACCCCGCACACCCCACCCACTGGCTGAAACTCCGCTGCGACCGCGGGCAAACCACCCTCCTCGAGTCCCGCCACGAAGACAACCCCATCTACTTCCACCCGGACGGGACGATGACCGACGCCGGCCGCCAATACATCGGCCGTCTCGACCAGTTGACCGGGGTCCGCCGCGCCCGCCTCCGAAAGGGCTTGTGGGTCGCTGCGGAAGGCATCATTTACGGCGACTATGACCCGGCTGTCCACTTGATCGACCGGTCCCCAACCCCGAAAGACTGGCCCCGGTACTGGGTGGTTGACTTCGGTTACACCAACCCGTTCGTGTGCCAGTGGTGGTCACAAGACCCCGACGGCCGGTTGACCATGTACCGAGAGTTGTACATGACCCAACAGCTCGTCGAGGATCACGCACGCACCATGCTCAAGGCCGTGTCCAAGGATGGCCGATGGAAAGAACCACGGCCGGTGGCGATCATCTGCGACCACGACGCCGAGGGCCGGGCCACGCTCCGCAAGCATTTGGGGATTCCGACCGTCCCGGCGAAGAAGGACGTGTTGCAGGGCATCGAAGCTGTACAGGCTCGTCTGCGGCCGGCTGGTGACGGTGCGCCGCGGTTGTTGTTCATGCGTGATGTGCTGTTGGAACGTGACCCTTTGTTGGACGAGGCGAAACTGCCGTGTTCGACGGTGGAGGAACTGCCGGGGTATGTGTGGGCGCCGTCGCCGGATGGGAAGCCCAACAAAGAGGAACCGTTGAAGTTGAACGACCACGGGTGTGACGCGATGCGGTATGGGGTGGCCCACGTGGATTTGGGGAAGCGGCCCAACGTCCGTTGGCTCGGCGCATGACCCTTGGTGATCTCGGGTCACGGTGAGTGGTAGCGTTGCGTGGTATGACCTCGGCGTATCCCCGCGACATCCCACGAGCACCCGGGGCCACCGACCCCCCACCCTTGCGCGCTGTCCCCACCCGGTCCACCACCGCCGTCGGCCATTTCCTCTCAGCGGCACGTACAGCCGCCATGTGGGCTGCCGGGCCGGCGAAGCGGTGGGCGGTTTACTGGTTCACTCGCCTTCGCTCCGTGGTCATGCTGACCGCCGCCGCCGCCCTCATCACTTACGGGTTCTACGAACTCCACCAGGTTGCCGGCTACTTCGCCGGGGCCGTGTCACTGATGGCGCTCGACTACTACATCAGGACCGACAAGTGAGATCGCCGGTCAGTGATTTGGTGGCAATCGGGCGAAAGGTTCGCAACGCCACCGGCACACCCGTCGCCTACCAACAGACCCCCGTCGTCCCCCACTTCACCGGCAACGACGCCGAAACCGCGATGCGGGCCTACGACGCCGACCCCACCCTGTTCGCCGTCATCGACCAGTTCGTCACCGACATCAGCCAGCACAAATGGCACCTCTGGACCCGAGCCGCGTCCGGCAAAGACGAAGACCGCACCCAAGTCGTCTCCCACGCCGCCCTCGACCTGTGGGAACAGCCCAACCCGTTCATGGACCGCGTCGAATTCCTCGAGAACTCGTGGCTCCACTACGAACTCACCTACGAGACGTTCTGGGTGATCGGCATGTCCGACCGTGCCGCCGGTTTGCCACTGTCCCTGTGGCCGGTGTCGTCGGAGCGGATGCGGGCCGTCCCGTCCCGGTCGAAGTACCTGGCCGGATACGTGTACCGCGACCCCGACGGGCGCATGGTCCCGTTCCCGGTGGAGCAGGTCATCCACATCAAGAAAGGCAACCCCCGCGACCCCTACACCGCTACGTCGCCGATCGATGCGTTGATGAACGACCTCGAGGCGTCGGTGGCGGCGGCCCGGTACAACGCCAACTTTTTTCGGAACTCGGCCGAACCCGGTGGCGTGATCGAGGTCGTGGAGAATTTGACTGACGAGGAGTTCGACACTCTCAACGCCCGGTGGAACGCCCAGCACAGGGGGGTCGCGAACTCGCACCGGGTGGCGATCCTTGAGGCGGGGATGCAGTGGAAAGACCGGTCGTTTTCGATGCGGGACATGCAGTTCACCGAGCTTCGTAAGGCCGCGGGCGAGCAGATCATGTTGGCAAAGGGCATGTCGAAGACCCTGTTGGGGCAGACGGAGGGGGTGAATCGGGCGACGGCTGAGGCCGCCGAGTACGTGTATTCGAAGTACCGGACGGTCCCCAGGTTGCGGAAGATCCAAACAGCGTTGAATCGGCGGCTGTTGCCGATGTACGCCAACGGTGACCGTTACGAGTTCGATTTCGAATCCCCTGTGACCGGGAACGTGGAGGACGAGGCGAAGGACCGGGATTCTCGGATTGCGGCGGCTTGGCGTGCTATCAAGTTGGGTGCTGACCCGGCGGCGGCGTTCGAAGCGTTCGACCTGCCCGAGCTCGAGTGGTCGGAACCGGAGCCTGTGCCGGCCCAGTTGGCCCCGTTCATCGAAGACGAAGAGGAACCGCCTCGGATCGGGCCGGGTGTCGTGGAGGACCGGGCCAGGGTCTACGCCGGCTTCCGGTGGCCGCACCGTCCACGCAACGTCGACGATCCACCCGATCTGGACCCCGCCGAACTGCCGGATGTGCGGCGCCTCCAAACCAAGTTCGATGCGGTTCTTGATGGGTTGTTGGCGGACTGGGCCGGTTTGGAGGAGACCGCAAAGGCCGCCCTGGTTGCTCAAGTGTTGTCGATCGCCCAGTCTGGTTCGATCGCTGACCTCGAGCGGTTGACGGTCGACACCGACGCGATGGTGGTCTTGTTGATGGACGCTATGGCCGATATTGCTGAGGACGCGGCGGACGCGGTGGTTGAGGAGGCCGCGGCGCAGGGTGTGCGGTTGCAGCCGGCGGTTCCGTCGCGGTTCTCGTTCCGTGATGTGGCGGTTGTGGTGGCGGCGTTGGTGACGGCTCGCCTGGTTGGGTCGGCGAAGTCGAACGCGATGCGGGCCAATTCGTCGGCGGCGTCGCCGTCGGAGGTGGCTGATGCTGTCCGGTTGGCGTTGGGTGATTTGTCGGTGGATGGGCCGCGGCCTCAGTTGTCGTCGGCGTTGACGGGCACGCAGAATCAGGCTCGGATTGAAACGTTGGCTCGGGGCCCGGTGGGTGCGGTGTATGCGTCTGAGGTGAACGATTCGAATACGTGTGGCCCGTGCCGCGAGGTGGATGGCCGGTGGCTGGGGAACACGGATGAATTGGATCAGGTGATGCGGTCCTATCCGGGTGGGGCGTATGGCGGGTATGTGGGGTGTGAGGGTCGTGAGCGTTGCCGGGGGACGATTACGGGTGTGTGGCGCCGCTAGTACGGTGTGTGGTCGCACACCTCACACGGTGATGCTAAAGTGCCCAGCGTGACGCCATCTCACACACGGTCACCACTGCCATGGCTGTAGACCCCGCGCTCTCCCTCAAACGGAGCATCGCCGGCAAGAGAGGCGCCGAAGCAAGATGGGGCCAGCGGATGGCAAACCATGGCCCCGACCAGCCCCAACACACCCTCACCCGCGGTGGCAACACCGGCTACCGGATGGCAAACGCCACCACCACCGGCGGCCGAGCACTCATCGACATCCACGGCGAAATCGGGGTGTGGGGCATCGACGCCTCCACCTTCATCGCCGACCTCCGCGACATCACCGGCGCCGAAATCGAATTGCACATCTCGTCCCCCGGCGGCGACGTATTCGACGGAATCGCCATCTACCAAGCCCTCCTCGACCACCCCGCCCACATCGATGTCATGGTCGACTCACTAGCCGGCTCGATCGCGTCGGTCATCGCCCAAGCCGGCGACTGGATCCGCATCGGCGGCAACGGCCAATTTATGATCCACGACGCCATCGGCGGCGTCTTCGGAAACGCAACCGAGATGCGCCACATGGCCGACCTGTTGGACATGGCCTCCAACAACATCGCCTCCATCTACGCCGACCGGTCCGGGAACGACACCGTCAAGAAGTGGCGGGACCGGATGACCGACGGTGTCGACGGAACCTGGTACACCGCCGACGAAGCCGTCGCCGTCGGCCTAGCGGACGAGGTCGTGAAGGCCGGCGCCCGTTCAGCCGACCCGAAAGCCATGTGGCGCGAGTCGTTGACCCGGAACCTTGTGGCCCGAACCCTCAACCAGTCGACAGCCGGTGACGGCGTCGAACCTCCAACCGACCCGGTGACTACTGGTGGTGCGCCGGACGAGTTGGAGGCCCCTGGCGGGGCAGAAGACCCGGAGCCGGCCGAGGCTGCCCCATCCGCAGACTTGGCCGGCTCCGGAGTCGACATCGGCGCCGTCATCCGAGATGCCCTCGACCCACCCGACCAGCCGGCTACATGGGACCCCTACATCATTCGCGCCGCCATCGAACAAGCCGCCAACAACGCTCCCGCCAACAACACCCCCCCACCGGACCCAACACCCGAAACGACACTCGACGAGATCATGACGGGTGTTGCTCAACGATTTAGGGAGACCCTGCAATGACCGTGACCGACACCGATCTTGACCTGACGATCCCGGACACCCCAGCGGGGCTCGAGGACTTCCTGGCCGACCCGAAGCGCATGTCCGCCGTGTTGAAGGAACCCGGGCAGTTCGAGGCGTTCATCGCGAAGTACGCCCAGGTTGTTCTCAACAAGCAGACCGACATCGCCGTTCAGGTCCAGGACCAGGTCGAAAAGACCATGGCCGCGTTCCTCAAGGAACAGCGCGACGAAGGTTTCGTCCCGACCCCGGTCGCGAACACTGCGCTCGAGCAGTACGCCCGGAACCCCGGCGCCGAGATCGACCGCCGGAAGGGCCTCAACAACCCGCGGGCGATCGGTTCGGCCATCGACAAGCATTTCGCTGGCCCGACCGGTATGTCGGATTTCTTTTCTCTGATCTGGCATAACGCCAACCTCGACGCCAAGCAGCAGACCATTGTTCGCGACATCCGCAACGCGTTCACGTCGACCGAGGGTGCCGGCGGCGGGTTCCTCCTCCCCGAGGTCCTGCGCTCCGAAATCCTGCGGTTGAACTTGGAAACCTCGGTGGTTCGGTCCCGGGCTCGGGTTGTGCCGATGGAGTCCCTGCGGTTGTCGTTCCCGGCGATCGATTCGACCACCAACGCCTCAAGCGTCCACGGCGGGATCGTCTCGTACTGGGAGGAGGAGGCCGCCACTCACACCGAGTCGGCCCCCGAGTTTCAGGCCATCACCCTCCAGGCCCGCAAGCTGGTCACCTACACCACCGTCCCGAACGAGTTGCTGACCGACTCGCCGGGTGCGCTCCAAATGTTCATTTCGGAGCTGTTCCCGGAGGCTTTGGCGTTCGACGAGGACGACGCGTTCCTCGGTGGAAACGGTGTCGGCAAGCCACTGGGAGCCCTCCACAGCGACAACGGGTCGATCATCTCGGTCGCCAAGGAAACCGGTCAGGCTGCGTCGACGATCTACTGGGAGAACATCATCAAGATGTACGCCCGGATGCTGCCCCAGTCGATCAACCGGGCCGTGTGGGTCGTGTCGACCGATGTGTTCCCCGAACTGGCCACCATGGCGTTGAACGTCGGGACCGGCGGTGTCCCCGTGTGGCTCCCCGATGGGACCGGCGCCCCGACCATGACCCTCCTGGGCCGCCCGATCGTGGTCACCGAGAAGACCCCGGCCGCGCTCGGCACCCAAGGCGACATCAGCTTCGTCGATTTCGGGTTCTACCTGGTCGGCGACCGGCAGATGATGTCGGCCTCCTCGAGCGAGCATGTCAACTTCACGTCGGACAAGACCAGTTTTAAGATTGTGTCTCGTGTCGACGGTCGCCCGTGGCTCCAGTCGGCCATCACCCCCCGCAACGGGTCCGACACCCTGTCCCCGTTCGTCCAGCTCGCTACCCGAGCCTGATGACCTAGGTCGGGGGACGGCAACCAATGCCAGCCCCGACCGCGACAACCCGGCATTAACACCCCGGGAGAAAGCAGGAAACAATGGCACAGGGCTACGGCCTCGGACTCGGACGGATCTTTAACGTGGTCCCTGCCGCTTCCGGGGTACACATTCCCCTTACCCACGCCGGCGCCGTTTCGTTTGTCACCTACGAAGACGACGGTTCGACGATCATCACGATCAAGGAATCTATCGACGGGGCATCGGAACAGAATTTGGCGGTCATCGACCTGGCACACAAGGCCCCCGGTATCGGTGGCACGTGGACCGCGATTTCTCAGACCGCGGCCGCGACGCTCGACCTGGCCGATGACGGCACTAACGACGCTTCGGTTGTCACGATCGAGGCCGCCCAGCTGTCCGACGGGTTCAACTGTGTAGAGGCCACCGTTGACGGTGGTATCTGCATCGCCATCACCCATGATCTGATGATGAAGCGGAAGCCTGGCAATCTTCCGTCGAACGTCGCCTGAGGAGGGATTAGACCATGGGTAACAAGTCAAACACGACCCCAGCGATTTACGGTGTCCTCGTTCAGCGGGCCACCGCGACGCTGCCCCAGTCGACCGACGGTGCGCTGTTCACCATCTCTGGCGGGCCGGTCATCATCAATGCCATTTGGGGTGAGGTCACCACCGTCATCCAGAACCAGGCGAATAACACAAAGGTCAAGTTCAACCCGGACGCCACCGGCGCCGACCAGGACCTGTGCGCCGTGCTGGACATCGCCAACGACGCTGTCGGCGAGATCTACACGATCACCGGTACTGTCGCCGACGCGATGGTGTCCGATCTGTTGGTCGGGAACGTCATGCTCCAGGACCCGCTTCTCCTGTCGGAGGGGGCGATCGAGCTCGACTGTGCGGCGTCAAACACCGGGTCGGTCAAGTGGAGCGTCATCTACACGCCGGCCGAGATCGGCGCTTCCGTGGCGGCCGCCTGAAATGTGGGCGTGTGACGGGTGCGGCGAAGTGTGGAAGGCACGCCTTTTGGCTTGCCCGCGCTGCCGGGCCCGTCTCCGCCCGTTCGGTGTCGATGAGGCCGACGGGTCGCACCCTTTGGCTTCGCTTGTCGGCCTTCGGGTGCGGGAACGTACGGATGTGCCGGCCGATGACGTCTCGCCTTCGGGTCGGCCGGTCGTCCGTGCGCCTGTCGACGAGTGGCGCCAATGGGCTATTACCGAGGGTGTAGCTCCCGACGTGGCGGCTGGCATGTCGAAAGTGGAACTCCAGGCGCTTGGGTTACCGGAGGCGGTGTGAATGCTGTGGCATTGCGACGATTGTGGGACCGCCTACAACTGGCAGGCCGAGGTGTGCCCCGCTTGTGGTTCAGGCAGGTGTCACCCGCAGGGCGGTCCGGTGTTGGTGGACAGGGGCGGGACCCCTTTGTGTCGTATCTGTCGAAAGGACGTTGAGATGGCTAAGGGCACCGTTCATAGTGGCCCGTCGAACATCAAAGACCCGGATGGTCGGGTGTCGGCTGCGTCGGCGGTGTCGGACGCTGAACGCCACACCCCCGACCCGGATCCCGAGCTCGAGAAGGTCGAGGTCGAGGTCGACGAGTCTGGTGGTGACGCTGCCGGCGAGGTGTCGCGCCCAGCGGGGAACGCTGCTACCGCAGATTGGGTTGACTACGTGACCGCGCTCGGCGGCAACCCCGAGGAGGGGGCCACCCGTTCCGAACTGATCGACTACGCCGACGCTCTCGAGGTTGGCGACGCCTGATGTCCGGTCGTGCTGTCACCCTGCGACCCGAAGGCGGGTTTGAGTGCCCGTCTTGTGGTGTGCAACAGGCGTGGCAGCCCGGCGACCGGGTCCCACCCCCTGGACATTCAACCACGAAACTCCATTCGTGTCCCTCCCAACGTGGGCTGTCGGTGCCGTTGGTGTGGGTGACATCGAACTTTGGTTTGCGCCGCGGCCAGATCCGGTCGGTTGCTGTGGAACGCGAGGACTACGTCGGGGCGGAGCGGGGCGTGGCTCACGATGATCGGGGGCGGGCGGTGTCCGCTGTCCGGGTGGAACGGGCGGACGGTTCGAACGACACGGCGGTGTTCGCCCCCACCGCCTACGCAAACAGGAGAACATCATGACGAGTATTCAGACCGGTCGAGGCCGCGCCCCCGAGGAACAGGTCGCGCATCTCACCCTCCTACGGGACGACGCCGCGGCCCGTCTCGCGCGCTGCGAGGCTGACGGGAAGCCGGACGACAAGGTCGTCGACGCCCGCGCCCGGCTCGATGCCGCCCAGGCCGAACTCGACGCCCACGACAAGGGAGCCTAGATAAATGGCCTGGTCCAATTCGAAGATCTTTCAGCAGACCGTCGACGATGTGTTCGACAACACTGCCCCGATCGACTGCAACGGGGACACGTTCAAAGCGGCCCTGTACGACAACGACATCACTCCCGATAACACGGTCACGGCCGCGAACTCGGCGTACAACGCTGGACAGTGGGCGTCGGCCGGTAACGAGGTGTCGGACGGCACCAACTGGGATGCTGGTGGCGAACCGTTGACGTCTGTTACGTCGGCTCCGTCGGCTGGGGTGTGGACGTTCGACGCTGCCGACACCCCGCAGGGTGGGGCGTCGACCACACTGGCCAACGTGTACGGGTGTTTGGTGTATTCGGACACGGTGACGACCCCTGTCGCCGATCAAGGGCTCTGCTACAACTATTTTGGTGGCGTCCAGTCGGTGACGGGTGGAACGTTTACGATCGTGTGGAACGCTTCGGGTATCTGCGCTATCAACGTCGCCTGATCGGAAGGGGTTGCGTCCCGTGCAGCTCCTCATTGTCAACCGTGTCCACGGCAGTTACCTCCGAGGCGACATCTTGGCGGCTGTCCCCGACGTTCACGTGTGGGGGCCGTTCGAGGTCATGTCCCGTTGGTCGGCCTCCGACGAGGTTGCGTTCCCCAATGGGCTCCCCGACGATCTTGTCGGAGTGTCCCGCACCACCGGGAACTTCCCCAACCCGCAGTTTGCTGTCGTCCGGTTCCCGTCGTATCGGTGTGACCTGAATCTGGCCGAGGCTTGGCTTGACAGCGATGGGGGCGGTGGGACCGAGGTCATTGGTAGGCGCCTGTGGTGGCTCGACCTTGATGATCTCCCCCCCGGTCAACGGAACTCGTTGGAGGCGCCCGGTGGCGAGGCGACGCTTGGCGCTAACCGGTTGCCGGCGATCAAGAACCGCCACGACGGCTTGTCGGTCACCGATGTCCCCGCTTGGGATAGCGACACCACCCAAGGAAACATTCGGCAACGTCACCCGGGGACGATGACCCGGGACCGGCTCGGGGTCCTCTGATGGCGACCGTCACCCGGACCATCATCTCCGGTGGGGGCGGCAACTACACCACGATCGCAGCGTGGGAGGCCGCAACCAACTTGAATAGCGGGGCGGACATCTGGAAAGGTGTCATCTCCGACAACGCCGCCTATGACGAAGCGGTCATTATCGACGGTGGCGGGACTAGTACCACCTCGTTCGTGTGGCTTACCGTAGCGTCAGCGAATCGGCACGCCGGGATCTGGTCGACGTCGAAGGCCCGGATCAGCTACAGCGGTGGTGACACGGCCGCCATCCAAATCGATTCGAGCTACGCACAGGTCGACTATCTCCAGGTCTACCGGCCGACAACTGGGAGCATCGGCACTTCCGACGAAGGCATCCGGTTTGGGGGGACCGAGTGCGTCATTTCACGCAACATCATTTGGACGGACAACGACAGCGCCCAGCAGACCGACGGCATCTACGGCTCCTCCGGTTTCGCCAACGGCACCGATGCCGTCCACATAGACCACAATGTGATCTACGGGTGGGAGAGGGGCGGTATCCACCCCCAGTACGTGATCAGTGGAACGACTGTCAACTGCGAACACAACACCGTCGTTCTCAACGGTGGCGGCAACAATTTGGCGAACGTCCTATCGGGCGACCAGGGCGGCGACGGAGCCGTATGGAACTTCTACAACAACTGCATTGTCGGCACGGAAGTCGCTCAGGCTCTCGAGTTCGATTCGCTTCTGGATATCACGCTCAACGGTTCACACAACGCCCGAACCGGTGCATCCGAAATCAACCTGGATGTCGGCAGTACCGACAACTCGACCAACTGGCAAGACGCTTCCGACGGTCTGGTCGACACTGCCCCTGGCACGGCCGGTGCCTATATCACCGAAACTGCGGTCGCCACGTTCGACGCGACCCCGGTATCTCACGCCAACAATGTTCTCCTAGAGAACGGCACGGACCGGCAAGGTTCCGAGACCGACACCCGCCAGGACTTCTCGATTGACATTGCCGGCAACGCCCGCCCCACTACCGGGGTTGACATTGGCGCTTTCCAGATAAGCGGTGCCGGTGGGACTAGCGCCAACGCTGGGGCCGCCTCTGGCACAGGAGCGGCTTATAACGCGGCGATCGCGGCGGCTGTCAACAGCGGTGCGGCTACGGGTTCGGGCACCGGCTACGACGTTGCCGGGGGGGTCGCTGTCAACGGTGGGGCGGCTACGGGTTCGGGCGCCGCGTATGACGCCACGGTCGGGGTTACGGTCGACGTCGAGGCGGCCAGCGGGTCCGGTGCAGCGTATGACGCGACGGTGTCGACCCTTGTCGACGTTGAAGCCAACGCCGAGACGGCCACCGGTTCGGGCACGGCATACGACGCGGCAATCGCTGCGACAGCGGTTTCGTCCGCGGCCACCGGTTCGGGCACGGCATACGACGCGACTGTGGCGGCGGTCGTCGACATCGGGGCGGCCACCGGTTCGGGTGCAGCGTATGACGCTGCCGTGGCAGCCGCGGCGAGCTCCAACACGGCATCAGGCCTCGGCGCCGGCTACGACGCCGCAACTGCTGTCATGGTCAACGCCGAAACGGCGTCAGGTTCGGGTGCAGCGTATGACGCGACGGTGTCGACCTCGAGCGAGGCCAACGCGCCGGCTGAGGCGGCCACGGGTTCGGGTGCCGGCTACGACGCCGCAACTGCTGTCACGGTCAACGCCGAAACGGCCAGCGGGTCCGGTGCAGCGTATGACGCAGCTGCTGCTGTCATGGTCAACGCCGAGACGGCCAGCGGGTCCGGTGCAGCGTATGACTCTTCGGCGACTGTCATGGTCTACGCCGAAACGGCCGGCGGGTCCGGTGCAGCGTATGACGCCACTGTTTCGACCTCGAGCGAGACTACCGCTCCAGCTGGGGCGGCCACGGGTTCGGGTGCCGGCTACGACTCTTCGGCGGCTGTCACGGTCAACGCCGAAACGGCGTCAGGTTCGGGTGCAGCGTATGACGCCACGGTGTCGACCTCGAGCGAGGCCAACGCGCCGGCTGAGGCGGCCACGGGTTCGGGCACCGCCCACGCGGCCACAGTTGGGGTCACGGTCAACGCCGAGACGGCCAGCGGGTCCGGTGCAGCGTATGACGCCACTGTTTCGACCGAAACCCAAACCCAAGCGCCAGCCGGGGCGGCCACCGGTTCGGGTGCAGCGTATGACGCAGCTGCTGCTGTCACGGTCAACGCCGAAACGGCGTCGGGTTCGGGTGCCGGCTACAACCCTGTATCCGATGTCGGCTCGGCAGCCGCTCCGGCCGCAGGTGCCGGTACCGGGTATGACGCCACTGTCAATATTGGGGTCGACGTCGACACCGCTACGGGCACGGGCACGGCGTACGAACCAGCAGAGATACAGACAATCGTTCAAGGCGAGGCCGAACCGGCGACGGCGTTGGGGACCGGGTCGGCGTTTGACCCGGTTGCCGCTGTTGGTGCCGCGGTTCTGTTGGCGTCGGGCCGTGGCGAAGCGGCAGACGCGTCGGTCGAATCAGATATTCGACCGACGCCGGGGACCGGGGGGGGCGGGGCGGGATGGTTTGGGTTGTTGTCGATTGCTGAGCGGCGGCGTGATCAGTTGGAGCGTGAACGATCGGGGCAGCCGGTGGCATGCCCGAACGACGGTCACCGTTTGGAGTTGGGGTCCGATGGGCGTTTGTTCTGCCCGTTTGATGGGTGGCGCCCGGTTTACGCTGAGACGGTGTCTTAACCGCCGAGAAAGCCACGCCAGAACAGAAGGACTACGGCGGCGATGGGGGCGGCGCAGACCGCGCCGATGGTCAAGAGGGCGCCGCGGATGATCCACCGCCACCAGGTGTCGTCGACGGGTTTAAGGGTGGGTGGTGGGTTTAGGAGGGTTTCGATTGGTTCCCAGTTCGGCTCGCTCATGGTTTAACCGTAGCGGTAAAACGTAGCCGACTTGTCTTCTGCCACGGGCGGTGACCGGATGCTACAGTCAGTAGGAAAGTTTGTCCTTCCGACCCAGAAAGCAGCGGCCGGCCCGTGGACCTCACACTCACCACACGCGAAGCCATTAAGGCTGCGTTCGATATCGCCGTCACCGCACGGGCCGACGCTGCCGTAGACCGGGCCAATGCCGCCGCCTCGGAAGCCGTACAAGGCGAACTGCACAGGAAGTTCAGACCGGAACTTCAAACCATTTCGCTGCCATGGCCCAACCCCGATCAGCACTCGTCGACGTGGCGGCTGTGGCTCGACGCCCACGAACTAATCTCCATCACGTCACTCACCGTGGCCGGCACCGCGCTAACCGAGGGCACCCATTATTGGCTCGAACCCAACAACTACGGGCCCCCGTATAACCGAATCGAAATAGTCCTAGCGTCCACCGCGGACGGGTTCGCTTCGGGCGACACATTCCAACGGTCCATCGTCATCGTCGGGCTAACCGGATTCTCCGACACGGAACGCACCCTAGGAACCCTCGCGGAAGCCCCTACCGCCTCCCAAACATCACTTGAGGTTGACGGGGCCACGGCCGCAGCGGTCGGCGTCGGCGACATTCTCCGGGTCGACACTGAACGCCTGTGGGTATCCGAACGGGCATGGTTGGACACCACCGAGAACACCGCCGGCACGTTGTCCGCAGCGATGAACGACCAGGCGGTCGCCGTCTCGGACGGGACCGTCTACGCCACGGGGGAACGGCTGCTAGTCGACTCCGAAACGATGGAGATCACAGCGATTTCGGGGAACACGCTTACCGTCCGCCGCGCCGTAGACGGATCCACGCTGGCCGCCCACTCGAGCGGCGCAGACATCTACGCGTCACGGAAGTTCACCGTCGAACGGGGTGTGTTGGGGACGACCGCCGCCACCCACATTTCGTCGGCGACCGTGTACCGCCACGTTGTCCCTCGCTTGGTTGAACAGGTGACTATTTCGGAAGCGTTGGCGGAGCTCGGCATCCAACGGGCTGGTGGGGCCGTCCAGTCCGGCGCCGGCACGTCAACGCAGGATTCGTCGGGTGGCGGGATCGAATCGACGTGGCGGCGATGCCGTACCACGTATGGGCGGGCCAAGGTCAGGTTTAGGACAGTCGGCCGATGATTACCGCGGCTCTGATTGTCGCCTGTGTTTTGGTGGTCGTGTGGTTTGTCGATCGGGGGCAAATGTGACCCTCATCGACATCGAACTCGTCGGCGGTGACTTGTTCGACGACGCCGAAAAAATCGTCGACAGTTGGCTTGAGGACGTCAAAGACTCTTACGCACAGCAGGGCATCTCCAGGTTGCACCAGTTGATGGACCAGTCATTCCGCAACCCCACCCCCTACTACGAAACGCAGGTGACAATCGACCGGTCCGGCGCAGACAGGGTAATCCATGACCGCGGTGTCATTTACGGGCCGTGGCTCGAGGGTGTCGGATCCCGCAACAGGACCACCCGATTCAAGGGTTACCACCATTGGCGTCGAACCGTCCAATATCTCGAGCAGGAAGAAGGGCCGGCGATCCTTGAACGGCATTTCCCTGTCCTCGTGAAGAGGTTGAGTTGATGGGTGTCGGGCTGGGCGGTCTGCTGGTCGCTGTCGAGAACCATCAACGGTCGATCGGGTTCTTCGATCACGTCGCCAAACACGAACCGAAGGCCGCGCCGCAACAGGGGTTGACGGCGGCGACGTGGGTGCAGGATGTCCGCCCCGTTCAGGCCCGGTCGGGGTTGGCGGCTACGTCGGCGCGGGTGGAGTTGACCACCCGGATCTACAAGAACATGTTGGCCGAACCGCAGGACGACATCGACACCGTCGCGTACACGGCCGCCGACACGCTTATGGGGGCATACAGCGGCGACTTCGAGTTGGGTGGGGTGGTCGCCAACGTCGACCTGCTCGGGGCCCACGGTGAGCCTCTACGGGCTCGTGCCGGGTACTTGAACCAGTCGGGGTCGCTGTACCGGGTGTTCGACATTTTGACCCCGCTCATCCTCAACGACGTGTGGGCACAAGCGGCCTAGGAAGGAAACCGCAATGACGAAGTCCAGTGGGCTAGGGATGTTCTTCTCGGCCGGCACCAACCTCATCAGCAACGACGTCGGATCCGTCTCACAGATCGGATGCCCCCACCAGGTTTTTGACGTGACGGGTATCGACAAATCCGCCCGCGAGACGGTGACCACTGTCCGTGACGGGATGATCAACTTTGAACCGTTCTTCAACGACGACGCCGGCCAAGCCCACGCCGCCCTCTCCCCGCTCCCCACCACCGACTCGTTCTACCTGACCGGCATCAACGGCCAAGGCCGAGCCGCCGCCGCACTGTCCGGCAAGCAAATCAACTACGACCACAACCGCCCCGCCGACGGGTCCATCACGTTGGCCGTGTCCGCCACCGGAAACGGCCTCGGGTTGGAATGGGGGCGGGTCCTCTCCGAAGGCGTCACCACGTCAACCGGCGCCGAGAACCTCGCGTCGTACGACGGGACAGCGTCGACCGCGTTCGGGTTGCAGGCATACCTCGCCGTCTATGCGTTCACGGGGACGTCGTGCACGATCACCATCCAGGAATCGTCCGACGACGGCGGCGGCGACGCGTTCGCTGCTGTGACTGGCGGTGCGTTCACAGCGGTTACGGGTGCAACCACTGAGCGGATCGCGACCGCGACAAACCTCACGGTCGAGCGGTACCTGCGGCTTGCCCTCACCGGCACGTACTCGAACATCCAGTTTGTGGTAATCGTCAACCGCAACACCGTCGCTCCGAGCTTCTGACCAATGGCTGACCTGTTCCACATCGAACCCCAACGAGGGGCCACGCAACCGTTCCGCCCCACCCAACCGGTCGCCCACCCCGGCGCCTACCAGACGTGGACAACGAAAACCTGGTGGCGGCAAGCCGGATGCGCCGAAGTCGACTGCGGCCACTTCACCAACGGGTGGGTGACCGCCGTCGACGAATCCACCGACCTCGGGAAACGCCAAGCTGATTACATTCGCTACCACTCCGGCCGGGTGTTCCGCCAGCGGCGCACCGAAGCCGGGTGGACAGCTTTCGAGTTTCCCCCCGGGCAACCCTGTTTCAACACCGCAGCCCACCGCATCCAAGCCGAACGGGAACCCCTCTACCTCGTCCAACCAGGCGACCATCGCGGCACCGCCGGCAAGGCCCGCGTCTACGACCGGGTCGACCAGTTCGCCGACGACCTCCACAACCACACCGACAAGATCGTAACCGCCCGTTCCCGAGCCGGGACAGGCAACTAGAAAGAGAGACACACAATGGCCAAGGAATCCGGTCTCGGCGCAAGCCTCAACGTCGACGACAGCGGCGGCACCGCCCGGGACATCAGCAACGACACCACATCCGTGTCGTTTGCCACCCCCCGCGGCGTGCAGGACCAGACCGGCATCGACAAGTCCGCCCGGGAAACCCTCCTCCTCCTCGGCGACTTCTCGATGACGATTCAGGGTGTCTTCAACGACGCCACCAACGCATCTCATGACGTGTTCTCCACCGTCTCGTCGACGTCGGTGGTGCGTACCGTCGCGTGGGCCCTGTCCGGTCAGACCCTCGCGAACGAATGCAACCTGACTGACTACCAGATGAACCGCGCCCAGGGCGGCGAGTTCACGTTCACGGTCCCCGCGATCCTCGCCGACGGCACTGTCCCGACTTGGGCTTGATGACTGGCTACCAGTTGAAGCCGAGAACCCGGAAGGTCGTCTTCGACGAAACCACCGAGTTCTCCGGTCTCGAGCTCGAGGCCCACGGGATCACCGTCGGCGAATGGCAAGAACTTGTCCGCTGGCCCGACATTCTCGACACGTTCGCAGAGCGGCTTATCTCGTGGAACCTTGAACTCGGGGAGGGACGCAAAGCCAAGCCGGTCCCGCCCGACGCCGACGGGTTCAAGCTTGTCGAGGTTGATGTGTTGAAGTCGATTGCGCTCGAGTGGATCGATGCGTGTACGGGGGTGTACCGGTCGGGCCCTTTGGACCCCGGCCCCTCGTCTGGTGTGCCGCTCGACGCGGTCGACCTAGAGATGGAAGCGACGATGCCTATGGACGTGACCGTGCCGAACGAGTCCGCCACGGCGACTGGCTAGACCGGGCGGCCATGGTCTTGCGTGTCTGTGACCGGTTCCGGGTCGACCCGGATACAGCGTGGGGGTTGGACGCGTCTGTTGTCGGGTTGTTGCAGGCGGACGCAGAGTTGAAATCGGGGGCGGCTGGTGGCTGACCTGGAGATCAGGGTCACTTCGAAGAACCAGTCGGGGGCCGGGTTCGCTTCGGCGAAGCGTGACGTTCAGGCGTTGAAATCAGAGTTCGACAAGGTCGAACGGGCTTCGAAAATCGATTCGAAAGTCAACGTAGACGACGCCGAACTTGACGCCGTCAAGCGGGCCATCGACAAGCTCGACAACGAAAGCATCGACGTCGACGTTGATGTGGATGACGCCGAGTTGGGGTCGGCGCGCCGCGAGATCGACAAGCTCGACAACGAAAGTATCGACGTCGACGTGAATGTCGAAGTTGATGACAGTCAGGTGAACCAGTCGATCGACGGGATCGAATCGAAGTTCGCGAACATCGACCTGTCCGGCATGTCCGGGGCCATGACTTCCCAGTTCACTTCGATTATGAGTGTGGGGGGTGCACTCGGGATTGCTGCGGGTATCGGTGCCGAGTCGCTTGGGGGTGCGTTTAGCGAGGGGTTTTCTAATGCGCTCAACCGGCGAAGGGATCGCATACAGAACGCTGTCAGGTTCGACCTTGACCCTGGGGAAATGCTGGCTGTCGGTAGGGCGTCGGGGGACGCCTACACGGCCGGGTTTGGGGAATCACTGTCGGAACTGCGGAACACCGCTGCGACTCTCCGAAACGAGTTGTCCGGGGTAGACGCGTCGCTTGATTTGACCGAGGCGACCCGTCAAGCGACTGTGTTGGCTGACGTGTTCGGGGTCGATTTGCCGTCGTCGATCAACTTGGCTCGCCGGCTTGTCGCCAACGACATGGCCCGTGACACTTCCCAGGCTTTCGATTTGATGACGGCGACCGCTCAACAGTTCAACGTCAACTTTCAAGAGCTGTTGGATGTCGCCGAAGAATTCTCGCCTGTGTTTGGCAAGCTCGGTATCTCCGGGGCTGAGGCGTTTGGGACGATGGGCAAACTCGTTCAAGAGGGTTTGCTGCCGAACGTGGACCGGGCTGCTGAGTTGTTCGAGGAGTTCAATATTCGCCTGTCGGAAACCGACACCTTGCGGTCCGTGATCCAGCGGCTTGGATTGGATTTCGAGCGGATGCAGTCCATGTTGGCCAACGGTCAAGGTGGACAGGCGTTGAAGGAGATAACTGGTGCGCTTCTAGAAATAGAAGACCCGGCCCAACGGAACGCGTTGGCGTTGGAGATTTTCGGGGCCGCTATCGAATCGGCGGCCGACCCGGAGTATGCGCTAGAAATCCTCAACCAGGGTGAGGCGTTGGAGAACGTCGCCGGAGCGGCTAGCCGAGCTGCGGCCGCTATCGAGGAGTCCAACTCTGCGGCGTCTAACCGTCGGAAGGTGTGGAACCTTGCGGTTGGGGATGCGGAGAGATGGGCCGAAATCGAACAGGAGTTAGCTAACAAATATCTTCCCGAGACCACGACAGCGGCGCGTGATTTGGCGTTGGCTGTCGGAGAAGGCGCCGGGTCATGGGAGGATCATCAGCGGGCGTTGTCCGGTGCGGGCGATGGTTACGAAGATCTCGCCCCGGAGATCAATGTTGTCGCTGAACGAATGGCCGATTTGCAGGCCGAGGCCGACAGGGCAGAAAGCGCGTTGCGGTCGTTGTCCGACTGGGCCGATTCGTCCGGCGAGGCGGCGCTACGCGGCATCTACGAAGCCGCAGACGAAATCGCGGGCTCGTTTGGGGCGGCCACCCTCGCGGCTTACGATCTGTCGACCGGTTGGGATTTGACGTCTGAGGCTGGGCGGTCCGGGTCCCTCGCAGCCGAAAAATTGCGTGGAGATGTCGCTCGAGTAACCGACGAGTTCCTCAGGGGTGAGACCACTTCGGGCCAGTATCAAGCGGCGATGACGTCGTTGGAGAACTCGATCCGGGCTGCGGGTGCCGCGGCCGGCTGGTCCGAAACGGAAATCGATGCGTTTGTTGATTCCATTTTGGGTATTCCGACTTTGTCGGAAGTGGAGGTGAGAGCCAAAACCGAAGAAGCGTCGAGTCGGATCCGTGATCTCAACGCTCGGCTGGATGGGCTCGACGGCACAACGGTTTCAACGTACGCCAATCATTACAACACGACGTACAACCGCACTTACCGCGACACGATCATCCGAAATATTCGACGGTACGCGGCTGGTGGGATCGTGGGCGGCTCATCCGCGGCCGAAGGCGGGATACGTGGCGGCGAATCTGTTCTAGTCGGCGAGAACGGCCCCGAAGTGGTTGAACTGCCGGCCGGGTCGAATGTCCGTTCGAACCCTGACACGAACTCGATACTTGATCGGATCACTAGCAGCAGCGGCGGTTTGAATTTGACTGTCAACGTTATGGGGTCGGTCATGTCCGAAAGGGAACTAGTGGGGACAATCCGGGACCAGCTACTACAGGCGTCGTTGTAGATGGTTGATGTAGCCGCCGAAACCGCAACCGGCGACGGGTACGCGTACAACCCCGCTGCGCTCACCAACCAGACCGGGCAGGTCGGTTCCGATCTGATCGTCGAATGGGATTTCGACAACGACGGCGACCTCGACCAGGCCGTCGAGAACATTTCTAGTTATGTGATTGGCGGCGACTACCGGGTAGGCCGCGACTACCCGAGCCAGCTGCTGGGGCGGTCAACCCCCGGAAGTATGCGGTTGACGCTCGACAACACCGACAACAGGTTTTCTTATTACAACACGTCATCTCCGGTGAACACCGGGAACTACTCACTGAAAAACGGGCGCCGTATCCGGCTTCGAACTTCCGAGTCGTCGCCTTCCGACCCGGACCAGTTGGCCCGCGACCGGTTCGCCGGGTCGGGCGACATGAACACCTCAACCACTGAGGACGGCGAAACCTGGTCGACCGTGTCGGGTTCCATGATTCGTTCAGGAGGGCGGGCAGTCACCACCGGCACCCCGGCAACCCCATCGATCGCGGTGGTCGACGTCGGCGTAAACGACTACTACGCGCAAGTAACCATCCCGTACGCGGACTACCCCAACACGGTCGGCCTCGTTTTCCGTTACTCCGACACCAGCAACTACGAAGTCGTGTTTCCGTTGTACACGTGGGGGTTTCGGTACTTCAATCGAGTGGCGGGGGTCGAATCGACACCCAATTTCAGGGCCCGAGACTTCGCCGGTTCCATTACGTTGGGGATCGAAGTAGTCGGGTCTACCGGAACCGTTTACATTGCCGGGGTCCCGTTTCGGGAGCTGTCGCTGGTGGGGACCACAGGTTCCAAAGTCGGTTTGTATGGGTTCTGGGCGGCCCAACGCGCACCCACTTGGGACGAGTTCGCCGTATGGGACACTGTCCGATCCCCACAAGATGGGGTGTTGTGGTCGGGGACGGTGACTTCGTGCACCCCCAACCGAAACCAACGGGGCGAAAAGACGGCTGTGGTGATCGCCGAAGGCGACATGGCTCGACTCGACCGGACCGTTTCTACCCCGACGTCGTTGGGCGCATCCGAGAATTTGACTGTAGGGAAAACAACCGGCCAGTCGATCGGGGAAACCTTGGCGTCGGTTGGGATGCTCCACCCCCCTTTGCCTCTTGACGCAGGGGACCTTTCGACCGGTGGTGTGGGGGCGTTGAAACAGAAGGCCATCAACGCGGTCCGCAAGTTCGAGGACGCCGAAGTAGGGTTTGTCTACGAACCGCCCGAAGGTGGGATCGCGTTCGATGCCCGCTCGGCTCGAGATCGGGCCACTCCGGTCGCCACGTTCACCGATTCGCCGGTTAACGCCACCGAAATCGCCCCAGAATCGGTGACAGTCCGAACGTCGATGCGGGACATCGTCAACCGGGTCACCTCCGAAGTTTCTCCCACCCTCCCCCGAATCGTCCAAACGTTCGGGAACGGGGGCGACGCACCCGCATCGACCGCGAATGACATCACCGTCATCATCCCGAATTCCGCCGATGGTGCCACCGCCGGCGACCTTGTCCTTGTCACCATCGCGTCGACCGTCCAAACCGACGGGACACCATGGCTCAACCCCGTTGGGTGGACGAATCTGCGGCCCACGTTCGACGAGCTCGGCGTTACCCGCGTCTACGCCAAACGACTAGAAGCCGGTGACCTCGGCTCAGTCGTCAAGTTTTACGATGACACATCATCCGGTGGGGCGTGGCTAGCGTTCGTCGACCTTGTCACCAACTGGTACGGCGAGGTGACTGCCGGGGTCGCTATCGCGTCACCCACCGGGTACGGGGCGCCGCACACCACGTCAAGCGCGCAAGCCGGGACGAACAATCCGCCGACACTCCTGACACCGTGGGCGCCGTCACCGACGTTGTATCTCACGTACCGAGTCGGGATGGTTTCAACAACCGGTGGGCTTGTGGACGCTTCCTCGGAGTCCCGCAACCCTAACGGCTGGAACTCCAACGCAAACTTTTTCCTGAACGCCACCGGCGGGTCATCCTACGACGTGGCCCTCGAGCGGGCTTTGCAAAACAACTCGAGCGGTGTCGGCGACCCGTCGCCGTTTACGGGGTTGTTCAACGCGTTCGACTACCTCGAGACGTTCACTATGGCAGTCCGACCTTACGCTGGCGACCCGCCTCCTCTGGCTGGTGGCCCCGAGGTCGAGTCGAACAACGTGGCGTCCCAATTCGACCACGGGTCGATTGTCGACCACCCCGACCCAGCGTCGATCCTTCCGACCGCGGCCGCGGCGGCCACTTACAACGATTATCTGTTGACCAGGTTCGACCAGGATCGGCCGATAGTAACGTTCGGGTTTACCGCCACCAAGTCGTATCATCACCGCGTCCAGGCCCGAACCCGTCGCCTGTCTGACCGGGTCGCGTTTGTTGATTCCGATGAGGGCGTGTCCGGCGATTTCTTTATCGAAGCGATTCGCGGTGAGTTCGGCAACGGCGACCGGGTATGGAAGGTCGAATACGATTTGTCGCCGGTGCTCGAGGTCGGGTCGGGAGCGGACGACAACACCGACGGGGGCACCGGCGGCAGTGAACCCGTCACGTACTTGTCGGTGGTTGACGTGCTCGGCACTTACAACGGGTCGGGAACGGCGACAGTCAACAACCCGGACCCGACCGGTGTTGGGAACACCCTGGTGTTTGTTTCGAGCTGCCAAGGGTTCGGGAACGCGGGGACAATCACTTGGGTGGCGCCTACCGTTTCGGGTGTCACCGTTGAAGATACGTTGACGAACACCACCGGGGAATTCTGGCCGCAGTCCCGTATTTGGACAGGGGTCAACGGTGGAGAGTCTACGTTCACGTTTGGTGGCACCTCGTCCGATCAACGCCAGCAGGGCGTTGTCATCGCGTTGGATGGTCTCGCTACCGACGTGTTGGTGTCGGGGTCGTTCGACGTGACTGGCGGGGCCGGGCCTTACACGTATCCGACTGTGGCGTCGACGTTGCTCGGCGACCGGGTTTTGGCGATCATGTTGCAGCAGGCAACGGACCAGCTGACCGGCGGACCGGATTCGTCTTTGACGTGGACCGAGGAATACAACGACACGGCGTCTACCCCGAATCGGATTGCTGTGCATTCGGCGGCCGAGTCGGCGGACGGGTCTGAGGATCCTGGTGTGGCCACGTGGTCTGGCACGGCCGGAGCGAAAATCGGTTACACGATGGCTTTCCGTGGTTCCGGTGGCTCTGGTGGCGGTGGGACAAACCCCACAGCGGCCCGCATCAACACCGCCAACCTTTTGGTTGACCTGGACGCGACCGACGCGTCGACGTGGGGAAAGAACCGCACGGAAGGTCAATGGGTGGTCGGCGGTGGCCGGTTCAACCCTGGCCTGGACGACAACTGGAACTCTTTGGTGTGGGAGGTTGACAACACCACTATCGACGGTGCGTTCACGATGGAGGACGGCACCGACGAGCGGTTACAGCAGGACACCCACAATGGTGTCACTGTCGTACATACGGCGATGCAGTATGTCGCCGACGGTTCGTACGTGTACCAGTCCGGGCAAGACAACACTTCAACGAACGCGACTACCGACAAACTGTATTTCGATGGGAACCGGTCGGCGATGTCGCATATTTCTATTGGCATACCGGTTGGCCCGTCGGCGGATCCGACGGTGGTTGGTTGCACGTTCTCGGTTGAGCCGTGGATGTTCGCCAACGACTACACGACGGGCCCGTGGGAGCTCCACGATCCCGGCATCTACCGGTCTGGCCCGATTCTTCAATCGATTCGGTCGGGGACCTTGTCGTTGGGTGGGAAGTACACGCCGACGGCGATCGATCCCGACGACACCTCAAATATTCCTACTAATTGGGGTGCTCCTTCGTCGGTGACTTTGCCGGGGATTGGCGAGTGGGTGACAAGTATCGTCGAGTTTGTCAACGACCCGGGGGGGACGGGGTACGTCAAGTGGTACACGTTGAACCATTCGACTGGTGAACTCGAGACTGTTACTGAGATGGGGTCAAATTGGGGTTGGTTGTATGATGAGGCCGACCCGTCGTACACCGACGAGAACGACAATTTCTATTTGATTCTTCCCCAGCATTACCAGTTCCATCAGTACACGCCGGCGGGGATTTCAGAGAACTGGGATTTGGTTGGGGCGGGCGGTTCGAATGTGCGGCGGTTGAAGTGGCCGTACATGGCTGCGTCTCAGTCGGTGACGGTGGAAGAGATGGCGGGGCACGCCAAATATTTCCTTGGCATCACATAATAGTTACGCTGGTTGCAGCCAGTCTGATAGCCAATCGTCCCATCCGATACTTCCGCTAGTGCGACGCGTGACCGGCAACAGATCGGTTTCGGTTACGTCGATGGTTCGGGACCATCGACCGATTTCGAGTTCTGCCGCTTGGGCGTCTATCACGGCTTGTTTGGCGTCGAGCTCGGCGATTAGTTCTACTATGTGGGCGTGTAGGACTCCGTTGGCTTTTTCTAGTTGGGCGAGATGGCGGGTGGTCCGATCGGCTGGCACTGGGTAACGGTCGCGGGCTGTTTCGGTAGGTGCTGTCCGGCTGCGACGGTTGTCGAACCAGTTCGCTACGAAGAATGTTGCGACGATAGCGGCGGCGCTTCCGATCATGATCAGGGTGGCGGTTATGGGGTTGTTCATCATTTTGGGGTCCTTTCGGCGTCTCCTTCGGATGCTGGCCCGAGCGTTATGGCTCCGAGCCGCGGCGTCGGCAGTGAACCTGAACTCTCGGTCAAGGCTGGCGTAGAGTGCGCCGGGTGTCGAGCAGGGCCCGCAGCCACCGGACCGTCGACGCTCGACGGGTGACCTCGGCGACCCGGTCTCGGGACCCGACGATCGTGGGGCGGGTCATGGCCTCCACCAGGTCGGTCTCCCAGTCGGTGAGGGTGGTGGCGTGGCCCGGGTCCCACCCGGTCTCACCGACCTCGGCCCGCAGCGCCCACCGGGCCGCGGTGGCTCGTTCCGCCCACCTCACCCGGTCGTCGAAGCTGTGGTTGACGTTGTCGGCTTGTTCGGTCAGTTGGGCGGCCATGCGGGCGGCAAGGGCCCGCATCTCATCCGGGGTCACGGGTAAGACTCGGTCAACTCGATCTCACGGGCCAGCACCCACCGGCCCTTGCGCTTCGCCCACCCGTGGACCACGACCTGCCAGCCGGCGGCCTGGACCGCAGCGAACTCGTCGGGCAGGTCCTCACGGATCTTCCGCACCCTCTTGGACACGTTCGTGGCCGAGGTGGTCTGCACGGCCAGGGTCCCTTCCGGGCCGACAGCAAGGACGTCGACGAACCCGAACAGGTCCTGGCGGATCTTGGCGTGCGGGTTCCAACGTTCGACCGTCTCGACCTTGGGCCACGACTCGCGGAGGTGGCGAAGGGTGAGCTGCGTCGGCGACAGAGTCATCAGGCCTCCTTCAGCAGTTGGCGGCCAATGAACTCGGTGTAGGCGGGCGGGATGGCTTGAGCCAGCTCATGACGAACCATCCAGTCGATGCCCATGGCTCGGCGCCAGTCGTCGACACGTTGGCCATAGCCGCCGCCACCCCCGCCAGCCACTGAGACCACTCGGGCGCGAGCGTTGGGGTTCCTGCGTCGGTCGGAGCGATTGGGGGCGTAACGCTTGCCCCAGATCTTGTGACGACAGGGCCAGTGATGATCCTGGAGCGGCCAATTCGCCTCGAAAAGGCGATGCCGCTTTACGTCGAGATCGAACATCGAGCCGCATAACGTCCGGGGGCGATGTAGTGGAGCGCCCTCCACGTTCTCAATGACCCACGGCAGCCCAGAGGATTCGAGAAGGGCGCGAGTCGGTTCGACGAGATCAGGATGGTCTTTGGCCTTCGGGCCAGCGGTGCGAGTGATCTGGCTATACGCCTGGCAAGGAGGTGACGCGTGGATGGCGTCGAATTGTGCGAGGTCCAGCGGAGGTGCCAGCGCGTCAGCCTGAACGATAGGGAACGGGTAGTGTGGTTGGGGGATGTGATCGACCCCGATCACATCAAACCCAGCGCGGTGATAGCCCATGGCTGCGCCGCCGGCCCCGCAGAACAGGTCGAGCAACCGGGGCCTAATCGCCATGACGAGCCCTATCACTGGGTGGGTCGATGTGATGTAGAAGCAACACGGCATGGGGCGAAGTCCTCCGGCTCGTTGCCGCAGAAGTACGACTCAACGATCTCCAGGAGTGCGCCTGCGGGAGGGTTGCTGTCCTTGAGTAGCACCGGAACGTCACCCTTGATAGCTGCCATGAGCTGAGCCCAAGCGTCTGCCCGTGTCCTGCGAGGCTCAGCGA